ATTTCTATGAGCGCGGCATCCGGTCAATCCTGATCCCCGGTGATTTACTCGATGGGTGCTACCGGCACGGAGTTTTCGAGCTGAGCCACACAGGGTTGGAGGACCAGACACAAGACCTGTTTGAAACCCTTCCCCATATGCCGGATCTGACATATCACTGCATCACGGGCAACCACGACCACACGTTTGCCGCTGTCAGCGGGGTGAACGTGGGTTCCTTCATCACCGGCTATTTCCAGAACCGGGGGCGATCCGACATCCATTTTTACGGTTGTAGCGGAGCATTTATTGAAATTATGGGCGTTGTAATCCACCTATGGCATCCCAAGAAGGGCAAGGCATACGCGAAGTCCTATCACCTCCAGCACCAGTTGGAAGCATACAACCCAGGGGAGAAGCCCCACGTGCTGCTGGCTGGGCATTGGCACGACTTCGCTGTAGTTGAAGAGCGCGGGATCTTCGGCGTGGCCTGCCCGTGCTTCCAGGGATCAGGCAGTGACTTCGCCAAGTCGTTAGGCGGG